CGGAGGCCCACTGGCTTAGGAAGCCGTCGGTGTCGCAACGCTCGAACGAATCCGCAGCGTCTCGGTCATGCTGGGCTGCTTCCGCACGAAGCTTGGCAGCGGCTGTTTCTGTTGTGGTGTTGGTTTCCATGTCTGTCACTCAATCAAATGTGCGTAGCATTGTCAAGCGTTTCCTCGTGGTCGAGCCAGAGGTCGGCCCAGACCAGTGCTTCGAGGAGCGTGTCCCAGCGGGTGTCGTCGTGAACCCAGCCGTGCATGTTCGGCATACGGATCTCGGCCGTAAACTTCCCGCTTTCTTGCAACACCGCCGAGCACATTTCGTGATCCTCGACGATGCGGTCGCCGTAATCCATGCGGTCTTCGACCTCGGTCAAATGCGAACGGTCGTCAAACGGGGTCGACGCTACAAGCTGTCGGTGCTGGTCGGTCAATGGGGTTGTCATGTCAATCAGTCCAAGTCCTCAACAGCGACACCGGTGAAGGCGCGGAGAGCGGAAGCTTCGAAGTCGCAGAAGGCGTCCGGGCCGTGCCCTGCCTCAACCGAGCCGATGAGAGAGAGAATTAGGTAGAACTCTTCGCTGTCTTCCTCGACGATGTCGAGTTCAGCGTTGAGCGTGTTGAGTGCCTGCTGGCGGGTGGTGGTTGACGTGGTGGCGCTCATCGTCCGACTTCCTGATCGAGGCGAACGGCGAGCCACTCTTCGGCTCCGCCTTCGGTTCGGAAGCACGAGCTGACGACCAGGCGACCGTCGCTGACTGCCCAACCGTTGAGGCCGAGGCGGACGACACGGTGCGCTTCGCCGGTGGTGCTTGGCGGCAGAGCGGGGTAAGCGCCGTTGTTGGTGTTGGTGTTGGTGTTGGTGTTGGTGTTGGTTTCCATGCATGTCATTCAATCAAAGCCTGAAAGGGTTGTCAAGTTTTATTTAGCAAGATCCCCAACAGGATTCTGCCGACAGCACAAACCCGGCTCGGGTGGCAAGTAGCCAGATCAACAGAAGCATTCCGACAAGGACCGCCACGTCCGTTACTCGACTCATCGTTTCCCTCCCTTCGCGCTCGGCCAGCCTTCGAGGACATAGCTTTGTTTCGTGCGACCGGTTCGCCGCCGCCACTCCGCAACGTATTCCGAAACGTATCGACGGCATTCGTCGCAGCGGCACCCCTTCTTGTAGCGGGTGCGGGTTCCGTGCTTGGGCCGAATCCAGTTGTCACGGGCTTGCCATTCCGGCGTGCCGTGTTTCTCGTAGTAGTGGCGGCGACACCAGCCTCGGGCGTAGTACTTGCGGCTGCACTGGTGCTCGGTACATCCGCTGGGGTTGCCGTCCCACTTCACCGGTTGCGGCTTGCGCTTTGGCTTCGGCGGTTCTGGCGTGCCGACTGGTTCGATCGTCCAGCCGTACCAGCGTTTGACTCGGCGAGTGTCGCTCACGTCAGGTCCCATTCGACAAAGTCTCTGACGAACGTCTCGACGTCGATGTCCATTTCCTCGGCTGCGAGTTCGATGTGGCCGAGCCAGAGACTGATGCGCACGTTTGCAGCGAGGTCCGACAGATCGCAAAGCTGTTCGATGACGCTTTCGTCGTTGTGGCACCCGAACAGGTTTGCCATCGTTGGCACGATGTCGATCTGGTCGTCGGTGGCGGTTGGTTGGTTCATGTGTCCTCCTCGGGACGGTTAGCGGACTGAGCAGTCCGAGAAGCTGACCGGCGAGGAGCCGATCAGCAACCCGCATCGCTCAGTCGAACAAAGCGTGAGCTTGGTCTGCGCTGACGCAGTGATGAATCAGACCGCGCAGACAGGTCAGGTTCTGTCCGTACTTGGCATGAGCGGCAGCCAGCAGGTCGGCTCGCATCTGAATGGTGCTGACGTATGTGCTGATGTCTCGACCCCGGAGCAGTTCCCGCTGCAAGCACTGCTGAGCCACGTCGATGTCCCCGGCGTGACGAATGATGTCGTCCGCAGCACGGACGATGTCGTCGACCATGCGGCGGGCAAAGATCCAGGTGCCCTTGTCTTCATCGTTCCGATACCGCATCGACTCGACGTAAGTATCGAGTTTGCCAATGCGCTCGGCGGTTTGGTTTGTGGTGGTGGTGGTGTTGGTATCCATGACACTCATTCAATCAAAGCCAGCAAGCGTTGTCAAGGATTTATTTTGGCAGGTTAACCTTGCGGCACCTGGGGCACATCACCCGGAACGGAGCGTTGACTAGTTCGGCCAGTAGCTTTCCGCACTCGACGCACCGCAACTCGTCGGGCCAACGAGACTCACCGTCATCGCCGTATGGGTCAGGAGACCTCACGGGTCACAAGGAAGTTCACGACGTGAAGCATCCGGTCTTGGTCGTCGCGGTCTAGAGCGAACGGAGACTGCACCGGCCTGGCGAGTAGGTACCGAGTCGAGTTGATCGTCTCGCTGTCGATGAGGCACAACGCAACGAACACGTCGGTGCAAAGCCCTTCCGAGGTTGAGTAGGTGGCGGCACGAGTGACGACCTGCAAACCGCGAGTCTCGACCGGCGGGGCAGAGTTTGTGCCGAACACCAGTTCTGGGGCGTTGCCTCCAGTCTCGTAGATTGCAACGAGCGTGTCGGGCGTGTCGGGGCGGCGACCGAGGAACAGGTTTGTTCCGAGCGTGAGGTTCTGGGCTGGGATCGAAGCAGCAGCGAGGTGCGTGCCGATGTCGTCGAGGAACGCCATTACACCGCCCGCTTCACGAGTGCCTCAATCTTCTTGTCGAGGTTCTTGCCGACCTCACGGGCAGGTCGTTCGAGGTACTTAGCTGACCGACCAGCGGTGTGGCTTAGCTCCGTGTCTTCGTGTTGCACGAGAGCGTAGGGCGCTGCCGGTCCGCCGTAGCTGATCGTTGCCGTGAGCTTCCGAGGTGTCGGTGGCGTGATCTTCTGACTGGAAGACAGGGCACCGGTATCGAAGGGCACGAGGTCGTCGGCTTTTGCTCCGATCTCTAGGGCGATGTCGTTGATTGCCATTGCTGTTGCAGCCCGCACACGGACCATTGCCGAACCGACTCCACGCCGGAACTCATCGTCGTTGAAGTTGACGTTCATCGACTCGCCCTGCCGACGTACACGACCTGACCAACCTGGCCGAGTGGGTCGGCGAGCGTCTCGACGGCGACGATCGGACGGGTGCCGGATACCGGTGCCGGGAGCGTGATCTGGTCGCCGGTGTTGATCGTCAGGGTGCGGTCCGGGATGAACACCTTGTACTCGACGGTGATGTCGCCGTTGACGCCTGCGGGCTGGTTGAGGGTGCGTTCGATGTAGCACGAATAGGTGACGGGGTCGCCGGAGAACGATGCCTCGCCGTAGTTGTTGATCGTCGACGACGTGCGGGTCTGAACGGTCTGCGGAGTCATGTTGACTCGCAGCGCCGTAGCGAACACGTCGGACGAAGCTGCGCCGGTCATGACAGGGTGTCGTCGTCGCTGCCGGCGTCGGCTCGGGCGGGGCCTGCGCCGTAGTCGGAGGTGTTGGCGAACTGGCCGGACGTGAAGAACGGGTCGACCCGGTCGGCGTTGCCTCGGTCGATCTGCTTGTCGGAGACGCTGATGCCTCCGGCGTACGGGACCGGCACGAGGTTCTCTCGTCCGGCGAGGACTCGGAGCTGCTCAGCCTGGGTGCGGGCGTTGTCGGCCTTCTGCGACAGGTCGACCCTCATGTCGCCGATTGCCTGGTTGGCGAGACGAGAGAACTTTGACGCGATCGCCAGCATGACCCGATAGGCCACGGTGTAGAGGTCCGTCGTGGCCGTGTCGGAGCCAGTGACCTGCGAGTTGGTCCAGGCGATTTCTTCGTCGGAGATGAGCTGGTCGTTTGTGTCAGTGTCGCCGACGAGGAACCGGATCGAGTCGCGTGCGTTTGTTGCCGGGTCTCCGGAGTAGGTCCACGTCATGCGGTCATTCTAGATCACGCACTGGTGCGCGTCAGCAGGGACACGCAACAGCCCGCCCGGGGCGGAGAACAAAACCGGGCGGGCTGTTTGTGTTGGGTGTTAGATCTACCCGCTACGTCAGGAGACGCAGTTCGAGAAGAAGTACCCGAGGGCGCTGGAGACAACGTTGTAGTCCCATGCGCTCTGGATCTCTAGGCGGTCGGCCCGGAGGTGATCCATGCGGAACCGGCTGACGCTCGTCGAGGTGCCGATGCCGCCGCTGTTGGCGAGACCGGTCCACGAGAAGTTGTAGCCAGCGGACGGCTGCATGAGGCCCGGCGAGCCGGGAACGTAGGCGAGGAGCATGTCCTTGTCGCCGATCTGAGCGTACGACGCCGAAGCGCCCTCGTCCGCCGAGTTCACGATGGAACCCATGACAAACAGCTCATCGAGGCCGAGAGTACGGGCGATCAGCGTGGTCGTCATCGACTCGCTAGTCGTGTACTTGTAGCGCTCAACGATGTCGGCGTGGTTCTTCAGAATGCTGAAGACTGCGTAGGAGCAGACGCCGACGTTCGGGCGGTAACCGGTGTTCGTGAGAACGGTGTTGATACCGGTCTGCACGTCGCCGATCGGGTCCGAACCGGACGCTGCCGACCAGAGGGTGCCAGGCGTGCTGTCAGTGCCCCAGATCGAGGTGCCGAAGTAGTTGGTCGCCCAGTCGCGTTCCTGACGGATCAGCATCTGCTGGGCCAGGAAGCGAGTCGCGTCCTGATCCATGTTCAGCGGAGCATCAGCGTTCGCGCGGGTCTGGTCGCCAATGTCCTTGTGCAACGCCCACACGTTCGCCGAGTAGCTCGCGGTGCTGAGGCCGTAGCCCGAGCCAGCAGACTCGGTGCCGTCTGCGCGGTACTGGACCTCGTCACGGAAGAAGTCAGCTTGCGTGTAGGTGAAGTATTTGTCGGACTGCTTGCTCACCGGGACCGTCGGG